GATAGGTTAACTCCAAAGTTTTATCAAAAAACACAAGATTTGTTAGATGCTAATTATAATGGTGATTTAAGCAATCACGCTTGGACCTATGAAGCCGGTTTAATTGCCCAAGAAGTATTACAAATAAACGATTTAAGTTTTGCTGTAGGTGGTGGTGATTATTATGAAGAAAAATATATTTATAAAAGACAAACTAATGATTTAAGTGCTAATTATTATGAACTCAGTAACAATTATTATGAACTAAGCAACAATTATTATGACCAAAGTGCCAATAATTATGAAATAAGTTATAATTTAATAGCACAAGCATATAATCTTAATTATAATTCTGTTTTTGTGTACGGACTTGCCGCTATAAAAGAATTACATACAAAAGTAAAAGCACAAGAATCAACAATATTAAATCAAAAAAATATTATAAGTAGTTTACTAGCAAGAATACAAGCATTAGAAAAATAAATACTAATTTTATATTACAAATATAAAGTTATAAAACATATAAAGTTATAAAACATATAAAGTTATAAAACATATAAAGTTATAAAGTTATAAAAATAAAATGAAAGGTCAGTGGTGTTATTATAAGTCATATTTTCCTCCTAGTTATTGTGATTTAATTATAGAAAAATCAAAGAACCTAACATTCAATGAAGCATCAATGGGTGAAGATGGACAAACTATAAATAATACTCAAAGAAAAAGTGATGTAGCATGGATATATTCTAAAGATTTTCCAGAACTTTATGAAGAAGTGTGGAAACTTGAAAGAGAAGCAAATAAAGAGTGGTTTGGATTTCATATAGATAATCTTGAGTATATTCAATTAGCTAGATATAATGGTGCACTAGGTGCTGAATATAAAAAGCACCACGATGTTTTTTGGATCAATAAAAGCACAAGACATAGAAAACTCAGCGCAGTTATACAACTTTCAAATCCAGATACATATACAGGAGGTGAGTTTAAACTTTATGATTGTGATGAATATCCAAATCCAGAAGATATTAAGCAACAAGGAACAGTTATATTTTTTCCTTCATTTATTTACCACGAAGCAAATCCAGTTACTTCTGGAATACGACATAGTTTAGCACTTTGGTTTGAGGGTCCAAAATGGCGGTAAATTCTTTTGAATAACAACACAAGCACAAAAAATAAATTCAATAATTCAATAAATTCAATAAATTCAAATATTTAGTATAAAATGTTAAATATTTGAAACCACTATAAAAAAAATATTAATAAATCAATAGTTTAAACATTAAATATTTATTTTTTCTTAGATTTTTTAGAACTATCCAATTTTTCTCCTAATTTATTAGTTACTTCTAAAAATTCCTTATAAGCAATTTTTAACTCTTTTAGTTCTTTTAACCACATTTGCTCAATTGAGCATGTTTTAATAGTTTCTAATTCCGCATTTTTATTTTCATATTCATTCATCAGTTTTTCAGCATTTTCTATACAAACCGAATCCATAGGCATTTTAACTAAATAATTGTAGTCTCCATTTTCTCCCAAATCAAATTTTAAATTACTTAATATACTATAAATTTCTTGCTTAGATTTTTTACGCAAATCAATCTTATCTTCCAAGTTATATTGAATAAAGCGACTTTTAGAACTTAACACTTTAAGTTCAGCTTCAAGTTTAGTAATAATAAATGCTTTACGTTTTATATAATAGTCATAGCGAATAGCATAATAAGAATCGACTATTTCATATACATTATCAAATTTGCGTAATTGTTCTTTTTCATTAAACAAATGCATATTTGTTGTACAATGAATGCTATAAAGTTTCAAGTATTTTTCAATACCTTCAATATTATAATCGTGTTTTTCCAATAATAATTTAGCCATTATTCCAGGATAAAATGTGATTTCAAAGTCAACATTTAAATCAGTAGACATATCATTAAAATCTTTAATGTAATCTTCACCAGATTTTGCTGTTTTTCCTTTGCCAAGTGTTTTAGTATCCAAAATAGATTCTAAAAATTCTTTATAATCTTGTGTCCAAGTTCCAATAGGTAATTCTGTAATCCTAATTTTATCATTACTCAAAATTTCATAGCAACCTTTAATAATATATTTTTTATGTGTGTCATCACAAGGATAAATTTTGCCTTTAAACCCTTGATAATAAGGTTCAATTAATAATTTTTCAGTAATGCTTGAATTATTCAACTTTGCTTCTAAAAATTCGATTATTTGAAGTGGGTTATAACACATAATATCAGTGCTAAATCCAGTTCCAATACCTTTTGTTCCATTAACAAGAATCATAGGAATAATTGGAACATAATATATTGGTTCAACAACATAACCATCATCTTCTACATAATGTAAAATTGGGTCATCTAATTCAGGAAATATTTTGCGACTAAGAGGATTTAAATATGTATAAATATATCTTTCTGACGCAGCATCTTTACCTCCTTGAAGACGTGTTCCAAATTGTCCTTGTGGAACAAACAAATTAATATTGTTTGACCCCACAAAGTTTTGTGCTAATCCAACAATTGCTCCATTTAAACTGGCTTCTCCGTGATGATAACCAGAATGTTCAGAAACATAACCACTAAACTGGGCAACTTTAATTTCTGAACACAATTTTTTCTTGAATGCCGAATATACTATTTTCCGCAAGCATAGTTTAAGTCCATCACAAATATTAGGAATAGACCTTTCATTATCATATTTAGAGAAATGAATCATGTCATTATCTATAAATTCATCATATGACACATAGGATTTAGAAGTATTTAAATAGGAAGTGCGGTCGTAATTAGAAAGCCATTGCTTACGATCATTTGCCCGTTTTTTATTAAATACCATATCAATCTTTTCCCTGCTTGTTGTGTTGCTCACAAAATTCACAATTTTTTTAACAGTAAAATATTCTTTAAATTCTTTGCTTGTGCTTGTACCAAGACCCTTATAATATTTAACATCCCATTTTGAAGCGTCATTACTATTTTTCCAATGTTCATATTCTCCATTATTATAAAATTCAATAACTTCTTTATTTTTAGTGGCTTTTAAAATAGGCGTATTCATATAACCAATAAATTCTGGAATTTCGATTAATGAATTCCATTCGCTATCAATCATATTAATAACAAGACCTTTAATATGACTTCCGTCTAAATCTTGGTCAGTCATAAATATAAGTTTACCATAACGAAGTTTACTATGAATATCTTGTAAAGTATAAGTTTTTCCGTGTTCTAGACCAAGAATTTGCTTAATTTCAGTGATTTCTTTATTTTCCCCAATTTTAGTAATGCTTTCTCCTCTAATATTAAACATTTTGCCTTTCATTGGATATACACCAATAATATTTCTGTCTTCACGAGAAAGACCAGAAATAATTCCAGATTTGGCTGAATCTCCTTCACATAAGATTAACATACATTCTTTTGATTTGGCAGTTCCGGCAAAATTAGCATCTACAAGTTTAGGAATATTTCGAATAGTCTTACATTTTGTTCCATCCGTTTTTTTGGCTGCTTTATTTTCTTTAACTTCTGTTAAATTACACGCAACATTCATAACACCCATTTTTGCCAATTTTTCAATAAATTTGCTTGAAACTTCACAACTTGAACCAAAATTAGATACAGCATTATTTAAATAGTCTTTTGTTTGACTATCGAATGCCGGATTTTCAATAGTGCAATTAACAAAAATCATAAGTTGTTCTTTAATAGATGCTGGCTTAACATCAATTTGTTTTTTTTCTTTAATATAGGCAGTTAATTTTTTTACAATTTGATTAACAATATATTCAACGTGTTTACCGCCTTTTGAAGTATAAATACCATTTACAAAACTTACTTGACTAAATTCTTCATTTGGTGCTAAGCATACAGCATATTCCCATCGTTCATTTGCTTCTTCATAAATGCGTTCTTTTTCGCTTTTAGAACCAATATATAAATCAATATAGCTCATAAAAGTTTTTACTTCAATAGCATTAGTGTTGTATTTAACTTTAATTGACTTGTGGGTTATTGCGGCAATATCATAAACACGTCTTTTGAGTAAAGCAATAAAATCCGGACTTAGACCATCAATTTTTAGACGTTTATAGTCTGGTTTAAAACTTACACTTGTGTATGGTTTATTTTTACATTTAGTAATTTGTGGTTTTTCAATTACATTTAAGTTATCTTTGAATTCTTGAACATATTTTTGTCCTGTTTTGGCATCTACCGTTTCAATTTTGCCCCAACTAGACCAAATTAAAACTAATTTAAATCCAAATCCGTTTTTTCCTCCAACAATCTTTTTTTCATCTTTGTCATAATTTGTTGAGGTGCGAAGATGTCCAAAAATTAATTCTGGAATCCAAATATTATATTCTGGGTGGACTGAGACATCTATTCCATTACCATCATTTGTTAAAGTAATAATTCCTGATTCATCAATTGAAATATCTATTTTTGTTACTGGATAATTTTTGTCTTTGTCTTCGTCGTTAGATGATACAATTAATTGTTGCATGCGAATAAAGTGATCGCGGCAATTTACTATTCCTTCGTCAAAAAGTTTGTATAAACCTGGATTATAGGTTATTTGTTTTTGAATAATTTTTTTGGTGTCTTCGTCATAAACATAGGCATCACACTCAATATTTTCAATAGAACCAATATATGTATCTGGATTATCTAGCACATGTTGCTTATCGGATTTTTTTTGATATTTTTTAGAGAGTTCTTCTTTAGAAGTTATAATTTTAGAAGTCATATACTATATTTAATGTGTATTATTTATATAAAAATAAAAATCTATTTTATCAATTTTAATCTTTAAAATTTTAATCTTTAAAAATTAATTATGATTGATGCTTAAAATTATTATTTAGCAATAAATTTTTTTTCTCAAGTTAATTTATAAAACAATGACTAAGAAACATATGAAATCAGATGATGGAATGTACCATATTAATGGTCATAAATATGCTATGTTGATTGGTTCGCGCGCGCAAGTAATGCATGGAACGGCATATAAAACAAAAGGTGATTTAACAAAATCACATTTAATGTTTAATAAACGTGGTCATGTTGTATCAAAGAAAGTTTATGCCCGTGCCAAACGCGAAAAACGTTTAGAAAAAGCCGGTTATTTTACCAAAAAAGGCAAATTTGGTTGGGTCAGAAGAGAAAGCACAAGAAAAAGAAGAAAAAATTAGACATTTCTCTAAATTTTTACATAAATAATATGTAATAACAATTTAAGAAAATACTATAAAGTATAGCATAGTTATTATTGTAATATTCAATAAAACTATCTTATTTATAATTTATAAGTCTCTTTCATTATAACTTAAACGGGGGTAGCGTGTTTAAGTATGGAATTATGAGATTAATTAATATAAAATTTTTATATATTAATTAATTAAAATTATTGTTAATAAATTTTGATAGCATTTTGTAATCTTCAATAAATATATTTTTATTACCTTGATACTTATAGATAATATTATTTTTTTTAACTTCAAGCTCTGTTGGTGGATATAACTCATTCCATAAAATTACTACATTATTGTCTATTACATTTGAGAGATTTAGTAAGGGATACGTATATTTCATGTAGGCGAGTGACCTAGCAATTATTCCACGAGAATAATTACAAGGAACATAAATTTTTTTATTTATATTTTCATTAATAGCGTGAGAGAATTTGTAATTACTTCGTAAATTATTTGTGTAATAATTTGTTAAATATATGTTATGCATGTCTTTATTTGCCTTACTATAATGTTTTGTAAATGATTGAGGAAATACGTGTTCTGCTGTAAGACTATTGTATTTAGTATATTTAAAATTATTAAAATTGGTTAAATCACTAAAATTGGTTAAGCTACATTCTTCGTTAGCAGTACATTTACAAAAATCATTATATAAGTCATAATATATATTATTATCATAGTAGTATTGTTTTATAGTTTTAATAGAATAATATTTTGAAGGCAATACACGATGATTAACATAATTATAATTTCTTGTAAATAAAAGATTAACAAATAATTTTGTTTGAGAAAAATAGCTAAACAATCGCATAAATAATTAGTTTACTATTTCAATATATTATCTTTTAAATTTTTACTTAAAGATTTAATATGTTTTTTAACTAAATATAAAATATGTTATCAAAAGACTTTGATAACGCTAATGTGATGACTATTAAAACAGTTCAAATAGCTCCTTTTCGAATATTAATGGCAGCGTTAAAAGATATATTATTAGAAACAAATATAATATTTACAAAAAGTGGAATAAAAATTATTAATATGGACAAAACACATACAATATTGGTACATTTATTTTTAAAAGCCGAAAATTTTGAATTTTATGAATGTAAGCATGAAAAAATTATAGTTGGAGTAAATATACTTCATTTATTTAAATTAATTACAACAATAGATAATGATGATACACTTACTATTTATATTGAAAATGATGATTATAATGATGGAATAGTCACAGAATTAGGTTTAAAATTTGAAAATGGCAATATTAAACAATCAAAAATACAAAAATTAAAACTAATAGAACCTGAACAAGATGAGTTAGAAATCCCAGATGTCAAATTCTCATCTGTCATAAATATGCCTTCAAATGATTTTCAAAAAATAATAAGGGATTTAGCAAATATTTCTGAGAAAATAGAAATTAAATCGGTTGAAAATGAACTAATATTTAAGTGTGCTGGACAATTTGCTAAAGCCGAGATTAGACGAAGCGAAAATAACGCAAACATGCAAATAATTAATAAACAACATAATAAAATTATACAAGGTGAATATTCTCTCAAAAATCTTTTATATTTTATAAAATGTACAAATTTATGTAATCAAATAGAAATATATTTAGAAAATAACAGACCTTTAATAGTAAAATATAATGTTGCTTCATTGGGTGAAATCAAATTATGTTTATCATCATTGCCTTCTTCTAATAATTAAACGCAAACAAACGCAAATACATTTAATTAAATACTAATATATTTAATTAAATGTTTATAAATTAACTATTTAGCTATGCTCTTTAAATACACATATTTGCTCTTCAATATTAAATATGTTATGAATATTAAAAGGATCTTTATTTGAACTATAATCATGATTAGCTATAATATTTTTGTCACGCATCCATATTTTAATAATACAAAAATTTTTCTTAGGACTAATAGATATACCATTAATATTATTTAATGTATTTTCATCATTTATTAGTGTATTACCTATAATTTTATATAACAAAATTTTAAAAATATTTACAATGTTAATATTACTTATTTTATATGAAAAACATCCGCCTTTAATATTATCTTCAGATTCCCACAATGGTAAAATAGAATCTTTCATAAAAAATAACATAGTTTTTTTTATAATATTTTCATCTAAATTTTCAATAAATAATACGGCATCTTTTAAAGTAACTAAAGTTGTAATGTTTTGATATCTATCAAGAGTCCAAATATTATCATTTTGATAATGTATCCAACAAGTCCAATTATTATTTAAATTATACATTATAATAGTATTTATAAATTTATTTTATAATGTTTTAAAATATATTTTAAAATATATTTTAAAATATATTAAAGTACACAATAGTATTATTAAAACTCTTATTTATTAATATTTTTTGGATAAATTTCCCAAAATACATGCCAAGTATATTCTAAAAACCTACCAGATTTTTCATTTGGCATATCAGTAATAATTATCCAATTATATAAATTTTGATAAAATTCCAAAGGCAAATTTGTTATTAAAGATTTATGAACTAAAAATTGAGCAGAACCTCTATGGTCTTGTGTCCAATCTTGATTTGGTAAACTATTTATTGGAATATATTTTTCAATATAATTATTATACCAAATTAAAATATCATTATAATAACGATTAGAAACAATACTTCCTAAAATACATCCTGCGTTTATATTATAGTATAATTTATTACTATTAACTGCTTCATCAAAAAGGTCTAGTATACTGCCTGTATGATGCCACGCATATTCATCATCGTGTATAAAAAATGTAAAATCAGCTAAATTATTATAATTATCTATTATATATTTTAAATACACAGATGCTTCATTACCTTTATTAATGGGAATATTATATAGACTTTCAGGCATCTCTTTATCATAAATAAAGTACTTATCAATATTTTTTAATTTATAAACCCAATCTACGTTTTTTTTATATCTTGATACAACACAATTATAAGTTACTGATTCCATTAAATATATTTAATATGTTTAAAAATATATTTAATATGTTTAAAAATATATTTAATATGTTTATCTTTTACATACACCATTTGCATCTTTTATTTTACCAGGAGGACAAATTTCATAACAATCCAATCCAGTTTTGGATTTATATGTAATTGGAGTTTCATTTGAAGGGCAAACAGTTGTATGGTCTTTATTCAATGAATCAATATATGCTTTTGTTCTATGTATATCGTAAGAGTTTAAATTTAAATGGTCATATTTTAACTCATTATTACTAGTATCACTTCTATTATTTCTATTATTAATCAAATTATAATTAGCAATTAAATTTATTTCTTCTAAATTTGAAGACATCCTGTTTTCATTATATTTATTAAGTAATTCGCTATTAGTAGCGAGAGAATTTGAAAATATTTTATTAAACAAATCTGATGTAACTATATTTCTAACAAAAGCATATTCTCCAAAATAATTAATTAAATTATTAACAATATTATATTTTACAGGATTGTTGGATAAATCATATGCGTGTTTTTTATTATATGATAAGTCATAGTAATTATCTACATTATCATATAATGTTTTTCGTAAATTATCTCTATCTATTCTATTATTATTAGAAGTAGATTCTTGTGAATTTAATATTTCATTTTCAGTTATAGCATTATTGCTAATGTCCTTGGTTATTTTTTTAGTATTTAAATCTTTATTTTCTGAATCTAAACCAAACACTTGTAATAATAAAGTGGATATAATAGTCATCATAATAATTGGTATAAATACCAAAATCCACGCAATAACAGAAAATCCTAAATCACATAGTATATTTATTATTAATGTAAATACTATCATAATTATAAATTTTAGAAAAGCAGCATTCATAACCCCATTATAAATATCTATAAATATTTGTATTAATGAAAATCCTATATATACTAATCCAGGTCCACATAATCCAGTAATAAACATAATAATGTTATATATTATTATATAAGTTGAATATAATAATATGTAAATAATTTTATTGTATTTATTTTATTTATTCTATTTATTCTATTTATTCTATTTATTCTATTTATTCTATTTATTCTATTTTTTATAATTATGTAATTCATTAATCAAATGTTTAATTAAATTATCTTTATCAACTAATAGTTTTTCAAAGTTTTGTAATTGTTCTTGTTGAGATTGTATTATTTGAACTATTTGCTGATTAGTTAATACAATCTCTTTTCCATCTTGATTTAAAATAATTTGTCCTTGCCCATTATTTTGCTGCATCATCTTTTTTCTCTCTTCATCGATTTCTATCATTTGTTTTAATACATCCGGTTTATGTGAAGGATCTCCTGGTTCATAATTTTGTAATAAAGTTTCTATTTTTTCCATATAAAATTCTTTCATGTCTTTGTCTTTAATAAATTCGTCTACTGTTCGTGATGAAGTTTTTTGAAAATTATTTTCTCCGTGTTCTAGTAATTTTTTTTTATCAAAAGTATTATGAATGTGTGAAAATACTAATATTGTTTTTTTTGGTTCAAGTTGAACAAATGGAACACTATAATTTTTTAAAAATGCTTTTTCTTCGGCTAAAGCCGCATGTTCTTCATATTTATGGTCGCGTAACAATTCACGTCTAAAAGCAAATGTTCCTGCCGTGGCATGATTTGGACCATAAGGACCAAATTGAAACATTTTTTGAATATGTTTAAACCATATATAGATTTCACTTGCTCCAGCACATAAAGCATTTGGATGAGTTAATAACATATTTACAGCATGCGAAACACGTTCTGGCGGATAATAATCATCATCATCCATATATACAATAATATCTCCTTTTGATTTTTCATGCATTAAGTTTCTTTTTTTTCCTAATGGCATTTTTTCATCATATTCAAAATACTTAACTTGACTAATATTACATACTAAATCTTTAATTTTATCTGTTCCATCATCAATAATAATCCATTCTATTTTATCTTTTGGATAATCTTGATGATGAAAACATTTAATTGTATATTCCCAAAATGGACGTCTATTAAATGTTGGTGTACATATACTAACAAAAGGTAAGTCTTTTTTATGTCCAGATTTTTTCTTCCCCATAATATAGTTATTTTTATAGTATTGTTTTATATTATTTACGAATTATATTATTTCAATTTATTAATGTTTCAATTTATAAAATAATATATTTTTATGTTTTAGTCATGTTTTTTTAGTCATTTTTTTTAGACATATTAGTATATATTTTATATAATATTATTAATCCTACTAAACCACCAATTATTCCACTAGTAGTAGAATCAAAACTATCAATCGAAGATAATAGAACACTAATACAAAATAAAATTGTCAATAATTCTCCGTGATCTTTAATAATACTTAAAAAACATTTTATATTTGACAATGGAATAGCAAATATATTATATACTAATGAAAATATCATATATAATGTTCCAATTATAGAACCAAAATACCCTGTAACAAGGCAAATAAAAAAAGGTATTATTGCCAATAATACTAAACATACATTTTTTATTATATTTACTATAACAGAACTTTTGTCTGAGGATTCATTTTTGATTTCATATAATACATTATTAAACAGTCCAAAATTTTTAGTTAAAATAGGAGAACTATCAGTTTTTTGCGATTTATCATAATTATTATAATGCTCAGGAAACCAATATAAAATAAAAGTAGTAATAAATGTTGCAAATATTGAAGCAAATACTATTACCATCATTAAAATATATAATATAAAACTAGTGCCGCTATTTAATTGTTGTATTCCAGTATACTTAGCTATAACACTAAATGCAATACCTGTCAAAAACAAAAATATGATATTTTTGATAAACGGGTTTTTAATATTTTTATAACTACGTGATAAAGTTAGTAATATGTAATTTAAAAATTTTCTAGAAAACACTAATGTATATAAAAAATTTAAAGAAAATGCTTTCATAGGTGACCCACATATTTTAAGAAATTTGTATCCAAAATGGTCAGTATTTTCTTCTGTTACATTAAAAAAACTTATACTGGAATAAGGAAACTCTAATTCTTTACCTTCACAACTTTTATACGGATAGTCATTTATTACTGCTGGAAAAGCATAATTTATTGGTGATATAGCGTGTTTGCATATATTTACATAATTAAACTTACAACCATCATTAGTAGCGTCTCCATGACCATATTTAAGCCAAAATTCATAACAAGAACCAAAAATAGCAGTTAATAAAATAATAACAGCACTTATTAGAATTATTACTAAAAAATCTTGTAATTTTATAACTCTTTTTCTAATAGGTGCTGAATGACATATTTTTCTTGGATTTAAATTATTGGCATCTAAAAATTGAATACCCATATCATAATCTTCGCTAGTAACGCCTGGAGAGTCAGGAATATATGTATCACAAGTATTATTAGATGATTCTACTACACAACAACCACTTGGAGATTCATCTTGATTTAATGAAAATTTAAAACTAACATCATTACATTTTGGAATTACAAAATTATCTAATACAGATGTTCCCCGAAGATTACCACATATATCGCTCTTTGCTGGACAAGAAGTTTTTTTTAACTTATTACCAAAAATTGGATCGTCATTAAATATAGGATAAAATGAAGTCATGTAACAATATTAATATAACATATTATAATATTTTGAAAACATTTAAACATATTAATAATTAAATAATTAATATATGAGTGAAAATATGAGTGAAAATATTTATTGTTATAAATTTGATACTATGGACAAATATCTTGATTTTAAAGATGTGCTAATTCTTCCTAAAAAATCAAATTTAAATAGCCGAAAAGATGTTGTGCTTGAAAAAACCATTGTTTTTCAAAATGGAGAAACATGGACTGGTATTCCTATTGTTGCTGCTAATATGACAACTATTGGAACATTAGAGGTATATAAAGTATTAAGCACTTATAAAATTATTACTGCTCTTCATAAATTTCATAAATTACAAGATTTACTGGATTATAATAAAGAAAATAGTGATTACAAATTAAATCCTGACTATTTTATGATTTCCACGGGAATAAGCAATGATGATTATAAAAATTTAACACATATTTTAGATAATTTTGAGTGCAAATTTATTTGTGTTGATATAGCAAATGGTTATATTTCTAAATTTCATGAATTTTGTAAAACATTAAGAGCTAAATATCCCAAAAAGATTATTATGGCAGGCAATGTATGTACATTAGAAGGAATAGAGTTATTAAATACTTTAGAAATAGATATTCATAAAGTAGGTATTGGTGGTGGTAGTGCGTGTACTACTCGAATTCAAACCGGAATAGGTATGCCACAGCTTAGTTGTATTTTAGAATGTGTTCAAGCATGTAAAGAAAGTAATCGCATTAATTTTGAAATATGCTATGAATATGATCAACATAAATATAACAAGGCTTTTATTTTAAGTGATGGTGGTATTACATGTCCGGGTGATTTGGCAAAAGCATTTGGTGCTGGTGCTGATTTTGTAATGATTGGAGGAGCATTTGCTGGGCATGATGAGAATCCTGGAGAAATTGTTATTGATGAAAAAACAGGTATACAGCACAAGTTTTTTTATGGTATGAGTTCAACTTATGCTATGAAAAATAATTATGCAGCAAATAATAATAGTGATTATAGAAGTTCTGAAGGGCGAGAACTGAAAATTGCGTATAAAGGTGCGTTAAAAAATACTATTGAAAATTATTTAGGAGGACTAAGAAGTGCCTGTACATATACAAATAGTGCTAATTTAGAAGAATTAGCAAACAATACTAAATTTATTATGGTAAGTAATCAATATAATTCACATTTATTATAAAAATAAAAATAAAAATAAAAATAAAAATAAAAAATAATGTATTAATTCTTAAAATGCCATAATACTTATTGGATTAAAACTTTTATTTAATGATTTCTTTTTTAATGTTCCGCTTAATCTTTTAGGTGTAGTAATTACTTTTTCTTTTAATTTTATGCCACTATTTAATTCCAATACATCTAATATTTTTTTATTATTTTCATGTATTTTATTATGTCTTTGCCTTACAATATTAATATAGTATTTATTTTGAATATTGGCATTTTTGAAATTAATAGAACTATAATTAGAAACATAATTAATCTTGGAAAAAGCACTATCAAATTTTATTAAGGATCCTAATGATTTGCTTCGTTTAGATAAAGTTTTTCCTTGTTTATATGTTTTAGGATTTGGATTTGACTTAGCACGTTTTCTAGTTAATGACTTAGAAGTTACACCAGTATCAATTTCAACATTCAATTGTTCCTCAGTTGGCATAATATTTATATTTATATTTATGAATTCTTTCAAAGTTAATGATTTTAATTTATTCATTATTATTTGTTCAATAGCGTTGTATAATTTTGGCTCTAATGATGGTTCAAATGACATAGATGATATAGGTGATTCTGGAGAAATACCTTTTCCTTTTTTAAGTTTTTCATTTTTTCTCGTATTTCTAGCATTTTTTCTTTTTCCACCAGTTGTTGTGGCATCATAATATTCAACTAACTCTTGCATTGTTAATTTTTCTTCAGCTTCAGCAAGATTGTCAAAGTCCAATGATTTTTCATCAAACCTTAATTCTACTGCCATACATAATACTATTATGTAGTTTTTTGCTTCCTCTTCTCTGATTTTTGTATATAAAGCATCGCGTTTTTCAGTATATACTTTTTTAACTATTGGTCTAGTATCGGCCTCTAATTTATCAATATGTTCTTGTGTTATTTTATTATTAGCAATAATTAGTTTACACATTATTTCAATATAAGCCTCATATATTTCTTGTAATGTTGTTATTGAACCATCATCTATTTTACTTTTTATTAATCTATTACATTCTTTACTCATTTCTATGCTAATATTATAATCTAAATCATAACCTATATCTGATTCCAAATTTTCCGGTAACTTCGAATGTGGTTTTAAAATATTGATTAATTTATGAAAAATATATTTATTATGTAATTTTTCAGCACTTTCTGAATTATTAAATTCATAAATATAGGCTTTTGTGATTTTAGGATCTCGTGTATTATTTCTGGAATAGCTTCTAAGTTTATTAATTGCACTAGTATCTAATTCTTGTAGTTCAGTGTCGCTTTTTCTTAGCAACATTAAATAAGTTTCTAATACTTGCGAATGAATAGTAATCCATCGCTCAACCATGCCTAATGGACAACTTTGCGACCCTTGTCCGTGAGCATTAAAAATTTCATTAAAATAATATTCCATAAAATTATATATGTATAAGTCTGTGCATGAAAGTAGTAATTTTAATGATTGAACTACTAATTGTAAGAAACACCAATTACCGCTTAAATGTGGTTTATACATAACTAAATATTTTACAAAGTCATCACTAATTGCTCTTACTAAACTTTCTAATAATACTCCTTTTTCTGGTCTATTAAGTTTTAATTTATATGCAAGATAATTTGTTAAAGCACTAGCAAAATTGTCTTTAATATATTCTTTGTCTTCATTATCCGGTAAATTTCTTTGTGAGCTTATTATTTTTTTATAAATAGTTATTAAATGGTCTAAAAAACCAACAATAGTTTCCGATGTTCCTCGAATAACTACATAATCAACATATTCACTTTTACCTCCATGAGATGTTATTAAAAATTCTTCCATAGCTACTTTAAAATTATCATCATCTATTGGAATACCAATAGTTTCAAGTGCTGCAAATAATTTTTCTTTATTATCAATAATATTTGCTATACGAGCATGAGTTTCATTGGCACGCTGTTGAATTTCTGAAAATTGAAATTCGCGTCCTGTACTTAAATTCAAAGTTCCTTCTATATACACTGAACCATCGTCTCTTTGAAGTTGTCCTAATACTTGGTCTACATTCATCGTATTTTCAAATGAAGTATTTTCATTTACAATAGAATTTCTAAAATCTACACCTGTGACATCAGCAACATCAAAAACTGTTCCAACAATCTTACAACCATTAAAGTTAGCATTCAACAAATTTACAACTGTAAAATTAACAGCTGTTAAATCTGGTTTTCCTTCTTCGTTTTGTTTTACTTGTGTAAAATCAAAGGTATCAAATCCATCGACTTGCTGAAAATTACAATTTTTAATATTAGTATTAAATATGGATGTTTCTGGAGCAATATAAATATGTGAAATTTGCTGTGTTGTGTCGTCTGTTATTCTAAAATAATCATAGGGATTTATATTATATTCGGGTTTTTTAAAGTTCATAACATTAATATTTAAAGCAACATAATCGCTATATTCCATAAGAGCAAAATAATCAGTCATTCTTGAAGCGTGTTTTTTACTAGCCAGTTTATGACCTTTGAACTCTTTAACAAATAGATTAAATCCATCTGGATTATTAAGATTACACACTACTTCAAACTCGCGAGTTTTATCTTCTCCATAAGGAAAAGGTATGTAATTAAATACAAGAAATATATGTCCAAACCAATTAACTGTATTAATAAGGGAATTACCAAGTCCATCTATTCGTGCACCAAATTTACTTCCTTCCAAATCGCAGTTATTAAAATTAACACCATATAAATTACAATTTATAAACTCGCTTTTTTTCATATTTAGAAGTTTGGTGTCGCGAATACTATATAGTGAATCATTATTGAATTTAAAGTTAAATAAAAGACAACCACGAAAAATACATTTATTAATAATATTATTACTATCAAATATTAATGTGTTTTTATAACCTATTTGATTAAAAACTACACTATAAAAGATACAATCATATAGCTTACATTTAGTAAATCTTAGGGCTCCACCTTTAGTAAATGTAACTGAACGAAATAGTACATCTTTAAAAGTACATTCTTCAAAATAACTATAAGCAAACGCACATTCAATAAATGAAACATTATTAAAAGAGCAATTTTCAAAATGATAACAATTAAATTTTTCTTTTACAAATATATTACCATTAAAAAGACAATTACTAAACATAATATTTCTATTACCTGGCATATTAAGTTTATCAGAATTTATACTTGTTTTAGTAAATTTACAATCTTCGAAAACTATTTCGGCAGGATGTGATGTTTCTTCAAGTGGGGTCATTAATGACCCGTCTGGTTTTATCATTAAATGTTTATCACTAGCAAGCAATTTATCTAAATCAAAGAGCGTATAATATTTCATATTATATTTGCTAGGTGGTGGATCTACATATTTATATGCAGGACCAAAACTTCTATCGTGAAAAATTGAACCTCCATTAAAATTACAATTTTTAAATGTAGGTAAAATATTGTTTATTTGAACTTTAGTTGAATCAAAAAAACTATTTGATGCAAAATATATATTATGAAACTCACAATCTAAAAATCTAGATTCGATTAAACTTACATTCTCAAAAATAAAAGAATCTGTAGCAATATTATATTTAGTTTTTGTTGCTTTATAGGGAGAAGAGCGTTTTAATATTGGATTATCTCTTCCAACATTTATAAACTTAGATTGTTTAAATGTTATAGCATCAAAGTTTGTTGAAGCAAAACTTGTATTTACAAATACACAACCAACTATTTCAGTTATTATAGAATGTAGTTTTGCTTTAGTTGAATAACCTAATTTTTTATTTCCAAATTTACAAAAGTAAAAATATAAATTACTTAGTTTTTTGGGCGTTCCATGACTTATTAATAAGTCATCTATTTTCTTTCTATATACATCTTGTGTTGAACTAATTTCACACAATACATTGGCAATCCGTTTATTTGCTTCAACTAGTCCAAGTTTAGATTTATAAGCTTGTGCTATTGAAGTTGCTGCTTCATTTTTTCTAAGTATTACGGATTTATATGATTTAAATGATTTATAAGCCTGACTTATTTTAGTAGCTGCTGTTTTTTCTGTAAAATTTTTGATTTCTTCTTGTCTTATTTGTGTTTCTCTAAGCAATTTATCTTGTATACGTTTATTTCTTATTAATGGCTCTAATATTCTTTTAATTATATTAAATTGTTTTTGTATTAATTCATCCATAGTATATATATAAATAATATTTAAAATATATACTTTTGAACTTCTAAATCTTTATATTTTATTTAGTATATAAATCTAGAGTTTAATTTTATAGAATTTATAAAATATTTATAAAAATATTTCTATATATTAGAAGAGTAATTAATATATAATGAAAAATAATAGTGATTTTAAAAAAATATTTAAAGTTTTCGTTATAGGATTTGTATTAATTTCAAGTATTTATGTATTATATTTTTACAATAATACTAGTAGCTTAGAAAATTTCGCAAATTGCACAAATTGTAAAGTTGCTCCAAGTAATAGTAGTAAATGTAAACCACTTTATAATATTAATTATAACTGGAATCCTAATACAAAAATGGTAAATGTGACTAATCAACTTACAGATTCTGTTTTTTGTGAATGGGAATCTAATTGTGGATATGATGCTACGGCAAATAATTATTTAAGTCAAGAGCAAAGAGTAGGATTGTCAAATACACAATTACAAGATTATTATAATACATTAACTTAAAATATAATATTTTATATAATATTATTTAACAATATTTAATAATATTATTTAACAATATTTAATAATATTATAGTATAAAATATTCAATATAACATGGTCAAAAGTTTAGGAGAAAATATAGCAATTTATGATAACAAAGTAAGAGATTTAATTACACATATTGTTAGTAGTAAAGAAACAAATATTAATAAATATAAAGAATTAAAACGTAGTTTGCCTTATTATGATGAAAGTAAAAAAAAAACACTTGAAGCATTATTAAATACAAAAAAAAAAGAACTTGAACACATATTAACTTTAAAAAATAAACAAAATGAGGCACTCTTAAAACTTTTAGAATATTTAACTAGTTTAGAAAAAAAAGAAAAAACTTTACACATTCGACAAACATTAGATAAAATGAAAAAATTAGATAAAGAAATTAGTATATTAAATGACTTAATAAAGTAATATTCATAAAAATTAGTATGTTTTATTAAATTTATTCTTTTCTAATATTATATAAAGATAAGTATGAGTAAAAGTATGAGTAAAAGTATGAAAAAAAAAAATTCTTATACTATGTTTAACAAATTGGCAAATAACAAAATAACTTTATATGTTGTTGCAATAATAGCTTTTATAGTACTAGTTGGACATATAATAAATTCACAATTTAGTGCTATTTTATTATTTTTCTTAGCAGGAGGAGTTGCTTATTGTTTTACTAAAAATATGACTATTGTTCTTGGGTCATCATTAGCAGTAACAACTATAGCAACTATGTCAAGAAGTTTCTTTGTTTATCAAGAAGGAATGAAAGATGGTATTGATCCTTCAGGTAAAAAAATAAGTGAATTGCCAAAAAGACCAGAAGAACCAGAAGAACTAGAAGAACCAGAAGAATCAGAAGAACCAGGTACACAAGCAACAGGAGCAAAAGGCATAAGCTCAGGAGGCACAGGAACATCAGACCCAGAAGGTTTAACACAATTAAAACCAGCATTATTAGATAATATTCCTAATAAGGACCAAATGCAAAAACAATTGGGCAAGGCAACAGAAATGGAACAAGCATATGATAATTTAGAGAAAATAATGGGAAAAGATAATATTCAATCAATATCAACCGATACAAAAGATTTAATCAAACAACAAAATGAGTTAATTAAACAATTGAAAACAATGACTCCCGCATTAAATGATGCTATGAGTTCAATTGGTAATTTAGATTTTTCTAAACTAAGTGGTATGTTTAATAGTGCTACACAAGCCTTATCTCAACTGAAGAGTCAATAATAATTTAATAATTTAATATAATTTATAATGCTATAAATATTTTACACTATAAATTATATAATGCTATAGTAATATAATAATATTATGAAATTAAGTATACTACATATAATAAATAATAAATTACATAATTTTGAATATTTAAATTATACTATTATATTTTATATAATAGTTTTATATACATATTATAGTCTGTTTGTATATTTACTTAATAAAAATTATATAATATTATTATTATATTTTACATTTTTTATATTAGTTTATAATTCTTACAAAAATTTTACATATATTATAGGATTAGTAATTTTAATTACTTTTAAAATATTTAATATAGATACAAGACTTAATAGTAATAGTATAAATTTAATAAATACTTTTACAAATGTAAAAGTAGAAAATTATGATATAATGAATAAAATAAAAAAAGAAACAGATATTAGAATAAGTAAATTAAAAGCAGATATAGATTCTGATGATAATGTTCCACCGGCTAATCCTGCTAAAAGTTATATTGTAGATGCAGTCCAAAGAGCCGGACTTAATATATCAAGCAATCAATTTAATTATAAAAATCAAGAAAAAGAAGTAGAATCTAAATTGAATAATATGTTAGCAGGACATTATGATGTAAAACCACCTGCTAATATAAGCTTTAATCGTAGTGTGTAATAAATTATAGTATGCAGTAACTTATTGTAAATATTATTTATAATATTTGTTTATAATATTTGTTTATAGTAAGTAATATGGTTAAAAAATGTCCTCCTGGCATATTATGTATTGAAAATTATACTTTATTGTTTTTTGTTTTATTAATAATAGCAATATTGTATTTTATGAATATTAAATATAATCAAAATTTAAATAAAACACATAATAATCATAATAATCATAATAATCATAATAATTATAATAATCATAATAATTCATCTGATTTAATACCATTTTTAGGAAATTCTTATAATACTAGAGAAAATGATGTATTATTAAATCCGTATAGTGCTCCTCTTCGTGATGATAGAATTTTTAACAATTCTAATTATAATGGACAAAAAATACCTATAAATGTACCAACACAATCTTGTAATAGTGACTATAGACAAATTGGTATATTAACACGTATAAATGGTCCAGAAACAATATTACCCTTATTAGGAAGACCTTTATTTTCTAATAGAGACAAGTGGAATTTTTATACAATGAACGACAAAAATGGAATGATTAAATTACCTATTAGGTTTAAAAATAAAAGTTGTACTTCATCACAAGGTTGTGATAATTTATATAATGGTGATACTGTATTTGTGGAAGGCTATTCTGATACATTTAGAGTTACTATTTATGATAATAATAGCATGGAATATATTCCATATTTATAAATTAAGATATTATAAAATTTATATTAATATTATAATATTAATATAAATGGCATTTACTAGATTTTACGATGACCCATGTAGAATACAGAAATATTTAGAAGAATCTACAAATATTGGGAATTATAATATTAATGTTCCAGGAAATGGAACAAATCCATCATATTTTAGCGATCCATATGTTAAACCACAAAAATGGGGTGCTAATTTATCAAATAATAAAACAGATTTAGAAAGTGATTTATTTTCTTTACATAGGAAATTAAATCGTGATAGCATTAAAGAAAATAATTATGCTAACTATTTAAACACCAATAATATATATAATGTAAATAATTACTCAAGTTATGAAGATGAAATTACAAGTCAGTCTCGCGCTACTCATCCATCGTGGGTATATAGAGAAGTTAATAATTTTAATATAAAAAATGATACTTTAAGTGTACCTAATAATTTCAAATACTTACATTTAAATCCCCAAGAAAATATATGTATTCCTTTTCATAATAATATTAGTTCAAGAATAGTTCAAAAAGATTATTTTCAACAAAATAATAATTATGATTATGAGAGAAATATAACAAATGTATAAATTTTATAGATTCATATTTTAATTTAGAAACTTGTATTTTATTATATTATTATTTTATTACATTATTAAATATATTATTCATTATTACATTATTAAATATATAATTTAATATTATAATATATTAAATTATATGGCGGCTTTAGCTATACCTATTGTAATATTAGGAAGTATATATATTTTATCAGAGCAAGAAAAAAAGGCAGCTATAAAAAATAGTGCTAGTCAAGAAAAAATTCAAAAACGAGAATTTTTATCAGGAGGAGCTGGAAAAACAGAAAACTTTTCAAATTATAAAGAAGAAACATTACCACAAATCAATCCAATAGTAAATACGCAAGTAAATTTGTTATCTGGTCAGCAAGCAAATTTAGACGAATTTAAACATAATAATATGCAACATTATTATGGTGGAAAATTACGCGGTTACAGCGGTGATTTAAATTTAACAGAATCTATATTAGATTCTAAACAAGGAAATGGTAGTCAGCAATTTTCAAAATCAGAAATAGCTCCATTATTTAGACCGGATGAAAATTCTCATCGTCCAAATGGCACTCCTAATAATAGTGATTTTTTTCAATCTCGTATGAATGAATCAATGAAGATGTCTAATGTCACATTATGGGAACCACAGCGTGTTGGACCAGGTCTTAATATGGGATATGGTTCCCAAAACGCAGATGGTTTTAATGTTGGTGGAACACAAGGAGGTGGTGGGTTCAATTCTGGAATGATGGCTCGTGAGTCATGGATGCCTAAATCAGTAGATGACTTACGTGCTGAAAATAAACCTAAAACTACTTTTGATTTAGATGGTCACCAAGGTCCTGCTTTACATCCTATAAAAATGGCAGGACCTAATAGTAAAATAGGTGTTATTGAAAAACATTTACCTGATAAATCGTATGAGTCAGGACCCAATCGTTGGTTTACAACAACTGGAGTAGAACAAGCACCACCAATAAGAAGCACACAATTAATTCCAATGGAAAATAGAAATGATACAAGTCGGGAATATTATGGTACAGGTTCAAGTGCACAAAGCGGTCAAGCTACATATACTAATGCAGAAGTTGAAGACTCAAAACGACAAAATTTGTCAGGACTTCCATTAAGTAATGCTAGTGCTACTGGTACAAATTACGCAAATCCTAATGATTATGGTTCGCAAAGTTATAATATATTAAATAATAATCGCTCAACTTCTAAAGAGGGCAATGAATTTGGCGGAGTTTATGGGATGGCAAAGGCAGCAATTGCTCCTATATTAGACATTTTTAGACCTACACGCAAAGAAAATGTAATAGGTAATTTACGAGAAACAGGAAATGTAAATGGATTAACACCTACAGGACACTTATTTAATTCACACGATAAAACAAAAGTTACAAACAGAGAAATGACAACAAACAAAATAAATATGAATTATGTAAATGTTCAAGGACAAAATAATAGTGGAAATGCTTATATGGTAACTGACCATCAAAATTATAATAATCAAAGAACAAGCACAAATAAAGAATATATTGGTAATGGCAATTCAAATGTTCAAGGATTGAGACCCTATAATAGTGCTTATGCTCAACAAAATATTGCAAATAAGACATATGAGTCGCGTCCTAATCAAGGAAATATGAGTTTATTTAATAATCATAATAATTCAACAACCTCTCGTAATGATGCTATTTTTCAACAAAATAGACAACCCATAATCAATAACAGTCAAAGCATTATTCCATCACGAGAATTTATGGGAGAAATAAATGGAATGCAAAGTTATGATGTAAATTATAATGCGTCCAGAATGGATGAATCATTATTGAGCGCATTTAAAAATAACCCTTATACTAAATCTCTCACAAGTGTTGCTTAAAATATTAAATTTTGACCAATTATTTAATTATTTAATTATTTAATTATTTAATTAAATAAAAACTTTATAAATAATAATCTGATGCTGTTCCATTAACAGACACATTATGCATATTAGTATTTCTTATTTGAATTTCTATTAACAAATTAAATACAATGTAGACATGTAAACTTTGATAATTATTATTTTTTGGTCTTGCTATATAATCATCACTTATAAAATCTAATGTATTGAAATTATCATATATAATATTTTTTATAATATAGGCAATTTTAGTATTATAGTAATCAGCATCATCATTATATATAATTCTTAATCCATATATATCATATGGTATTTTGAATTTTTGTAGTTTTGAAATAATACGTTTTTTTGATTTAATGCGTTTTTCATAATAAATATTAAAATTATTATTAGGATAATTATGTATTAAATTGTTTTCAACAACATCAATAATTTTATTAGTATTTTTTTCAAACAATTTATGTGACAATTCACTAAGATTACATATAAAAAAAATTATATTATATATTTGTCTCATATTATGTTTATAAATATATGTTTATAATGTAATACTAATAATATAGACATATGTATTAATTATGTAAATATTATTTTAATTTAAATATTTTTTTTTACTTTTAAATAATGTTACAAAATTTGAAAGAGTTACATGATAAAAATAATTTACCAAATTTATTATTATATGGAAATAATTTAATTGGGAAAAAAACTTTATTAGAGCAATTATTATTATATATTTATAAAAATTATAAAAATATTGAAAATAATACACTCATATTAAATTGTAGTTTGGGAAAAGGAAATATAAAATTTATAAGAGACAATTTAAGATTTTTCGCAAACACAATAATTCATAAAAATATAACAAGTTTCAAATCAATTGTACTATTAAATGCTGATAGTTTAACATTAGATGCTCAATCAGCACTAAGAAGATCAATTGAAATATATAGTAATACAAGATTTTTTATTGTTACTGCAAATAAGTCAAAAATTATTAGACCAATATTGTCTAGATTTTGTGAAATATTTTGTAATATTAACAATTTAAACACTATTTATAAGTCTTTAGCAATAAATAATTGTAATAATAGTAATAATAAATTTAATAGCAAACTGACAATAATTATTAAAAATTTAGATAATGCTATGAAAGACTTAAGTGGCAATTCTAAAAATATAGTACTAATCAATTATAGTTCATTAATATATAATAAAGGAATTAGTGCTAATAATTTATTAGAATATTTTACAAATAGTTCCAATTTTAAATCAGACTTTTTAAAATTTGTATTTTTTTTTGATATTTATAAAAAGGAAATAAGGTGTGAAGAATTTTTAATATTTATATTATTATATTTTTATAATAATAATTGTACTATAAACTTTTCAATATTTAATAATATTTAATTAAGTAATTAAGTAATTAAGTAATTAAGTAATTAAGTAATTAAGTAATTAAGTAAACAATTTAGTTTAATTTTTATTTAAAAAATAAAAATTAAATTATAAATATGGATGATTATACATTATCAACAATAATTGAATCAAAAAATGAGTGGTGTGCTAGATTAACTAATACTTTAGCACCATGTATTATTGAAGGTTTAAGGTCTGTTTTTTCAGAAGCCTATAATGTTTGCAAAGAAAATGATGAAGAGTCTAAATATTTAATGACATTTCAAAATTTTTTAAATAATATACCAAAATGGAGTTCTGAAATAGTTGAAAATGAAAAACAAAGAATAATTACATCAAGCACATGTAACTATTTAGAAGATTTATTATCTTGTGTTCATATTACTCAATTAAAATCATTAACAACTTCACGTGTAGGATTAAAACAAAAAAAAATTAATATTGATATACCAGATTTAGGTAAATTTATACATAAAACATATATAAATGTTGCTAGAAAAGTATATGTTAATATATATTTATTTGAAGCAAATATAAAACCATTACAAGTACAAAAAAATAATAGAGAATTAGAATTAATAGTAAAAGAATGTATTTTAAATACAATAAGAGATAGTATTCCTATTGAACACATATTACAAATGTATTTAGATGAGACACAAGAAACAGATGTTGAAGTAGAAGAAAAGAAAGAAATTGTCACAGATAAAGAAGCATTAGAAAAACTTAATAAACTAAAAGAAGCAAAAGAATTAGAAAAAATTAAAAAAGAGGCACTTGAAAAAATAAAAGAAGAAAGTAAAACAAACTTAAAAAAAGCACTTAAAAATGCCACAAAAGATTTAAATGAAGACAATTTAGAAATAGTTAAAAATAACGAGACTCCATATGTATCAAAATCAGGGTCTAGTCATAATACTAAAGATGAATCTAATGATGACTCTAATAGTGAGTCTAACAATGATTCAGATAATGAAGAAAATTACAAATTAAAAATAGATAAAATGAAAATTCCAGCAAGCGAATTAAATATTAAAAATATTAAAAATGATCCCGACGAAATAGACTTAGATATTTTAGATTTAAAAACTGAAATAAGTACTGATGATGAAAAATCTGATTTAGATTTAGATATTGAAGAATTAAAATAAAATAAAATTATAATAAACTAATAAACTAATAAGTTAATTCGTTATATATATAAAATTCATTTATTTTGTAATAATATAATAATAAATGAATTTTATACTACCATCATTAGGAATTAGTATTATATTTATGATATATAAAATAATAGATATGAAATATATAACAAAAGAAGAAATATCATTTAAAAATATCACAAAAGATAGTTTAATAGTATTTTTGTGCAGTATGGTTTCAATGTTTGGATTAGAACAACTCAATATTAATGAAATAATAGGCAACTCAAAAGAATCATTAAGTGCTTTTACAAATGAACCAGATTTTTAATAATATATTTTATATTTTATAACAAAATATAAAATATAAAATAAATTTTACACCATAATTGGTAAGTCATCAATATTAAATATTGCTTCTGGATTATTAATTTTCTTTTTTGCTATTATATAATTTTCAAATAGTGGTTTTTTTAATACATTTTGTGGAGTATGCTTATGAACATTACGTGCTATCATTTTATATAGTTTGAAATCAGGATATCTCTCAGAACCATCATTTTTATACAATATATTTTTATTTTTATCATCAAAAACCCACTCTATCATTAGTTTTTTAATAGGAGATTTTAATTTTTTAATATCCTCTAAATCATCAATAAAATAATCAAATAAACTACATCCTAAGCGACACAAATCAAAGCTATAATTAGGGTCTAAACGCGGTTTATTTTCATTTAAATAAGGTTCGCAATTATATTGTGTAGCAGCATCTCCATCTTGTGAATAGCTATCACTACACATAAATTTATTTTTAAATTTATAAATTGCTCTTCCAAAATCAATTATTTTATATATTTTGCCAAATGTGGGAACTTTATAATGGCTATTATTAAATTTATAATACAAATATTTCTTTTCTGTTACTACATAAACTATATTGTTTGTATGTAAATCATTATGAGTAAAATGAAAAACTTTTTGATATGTAATTAATGTAAATAATATTTGTAAAATAATAGATTCCCATTCATCATCTTTAATTTTTTTACTAGAAATATAAGAATCTAATGTATCTTCACAACATTCTAATGCTATAATTTTAACAGGGAATTTATCTATTGAACAAAATATTTCTTCATCATCATAACTTTCTTCACTACTTGATTCATCTGACTCGCTTGTATTTGTATATAATGATTCTGTATTTGATGACCTAGAAGAACACGATTCCGAATTAGTTGTTTCATTTTTACTTGTATTATAATTACTGGATTTTGTAGATAATTTATCTAAAATATCTAAATTTTCATATGTCAATTCTAATTCTTCTTGAATTAATGATTTATTTTCTAAACATGTTTCTTCAAGTTTATTTAGATTAGTAATATTTAAATTTGTATTTAAATCTTCACTTAAATCTTCTATTATGTCTTCAATATTTATTTCATTAGTGCTAGGAGTATTTATTAATAATGATTTTTTATATTTATTAGTTTTGCCAAAAATATTTTTCATTTTTTCACTTGCTTCAATTGTAAATAAATTATTTCTATATTTGTGAAAATGCTCAGATTCATTTAAAAATTCTAAATCTTCTGAAATATTGACTTTAAAATTATTTTTTATTCCTAAAAATGCACCATAATAATTTAATCCATTATAAAAACTATAGTTATTTAATAAGCAACTAGATAAAAATGAAAAAAAACCATCAATATATGCTGAGTTATTTGGATCTAATATTTTTTTATATTTTTTGTGATAATCACTATAATTATTTATATGATTACTATTATAAAATTTAGGTAATTCTAAAATATTATAACTATTATCATATTTTCCTAACATATATTTAACTGGGTCTATTAATGGACTATATTTAATAAAAATATTTTTGCTACATACGTTATTACATATATCACATATTGTGCCTAAAAATTTATTATAATTAATTTTATCTGTTATAGCTTCTAATTTATAACTATTATTTAGATTAATAGTATTATAATTATTACTATTTAAATCAAAAAACTGGTTATATAATGGAAAATAATTTTGTATATTTGTTATATTCAAAGTTTCAGTATTGCTAATTGTTTCAAAAAGTTGCTTGTTGTTATTTTTTCTATAGTTTAATTCCATTTAATAAATTAAAAATACTTATTTTTCTTATTTATAACACAAATATTATTTTTAAATATTACTAAATATTACTAAATATTACTAAATATTAGTAAATATTAGTAAATATTACTAAATATTACTAAATATTAGTAAATATTACTAACTATTACTAAATAGTTTATTTACTTTTTTGTATTATTTAGTTAAATCTTAGGTTATTTAGTTAAATCTTAGATTATATAATATTATTAATAAACATAATGACATTAGAATTAAAAAAATTTGATATTAAAACTATTAGTTTTAGACCAGATGAAAATAAGGGACCAGTTATTGTTTTAATAGGTCGTCGCGATACAGGTAAATCATATTTGGTTAGAGATCTTCTTTATTATCATCAAGATATACCAATAGGGACTGTTATTAGTGGAACTGAAGCAGGCAATGGTTTTTATGCTGAACATGTTCCAAAACTTTTTATTCATGATGAATACAATACTGCGATTATAGAAAATATTTTAAAAAGGCAAAAAACAGTATTGAAGCAAGTAAAAAAAGAAATAGAAGTTTATAAAAAATCAAATATAGACCCGCGTGCGTTTGTGATTTTAGATGATTGTTTATATGATGGTAGTTGGACTAAAGATAAAATGATGCGTTTACTTTTTATGAATGGGCGTCATTGGAAAATAATGCTTGTTATTACTATGCAATATCCTTTAGGTATTCCTCCTAATTTACGTACAAATATTGATTATGTTTTCATTTTACGCGAACCATATATAGCAAATAGACGACGTATTTATGAAAATTACGCTGGTATGTTTCCAACATTTGAAAGTTTTTGTCAAGTTATGGATCAATGTACAGAAAATTTTGAATGTTTAGTAATAAATAATAATGCCAAATCAAATAAATTACAAGACCAAATTTTTTGGTATAAAGCAGACCATCATAAAACATTTAAATTAGGTTCAAAAGAATTTTGGGAAATTAGTAAAAATTTAGATTCTGATAATGAAGAAGAAATGTATGACCCAAATATAAGAGATAAGAAAAAAGGACCAAAGATTAATGTACGCAAAACAAAATGGTAATAATTTTATAATATTTATAATGTTTATTTTATTTATAATATTTATTAAAAAATATAATAAATATATGCGGTAATTATTAGTATTATTATGAAGTATTTTTAGTAGAATCAGATACAGACTCTTTTCCATTTTCAATATTATCTGATTCTTCTTGTGTCGTTGCTTTTTTGGCACGTTCTTTTTGTCTTTCTAATAGCTCCCCTAAACCATGATCATTATCTTTCTTTCTTCCTACAATAACATCTTCAGCCTCAAATAATTCTTTGCGTAAATCAGCAGTAGATACATCATCGTCTTCTTTGTCACCAAAAAGCAAATTTTTACCAGGAACATCCATTTTATCTGCATTTATTAAATTACCTTCTTCGTCTATTGTTTGCATTAATTTATTGCCTTCTTTGCGAGCTTTAGCAATATTTTCTTCAATTGCTTTCTTTTTACTTTCTTTTACACGTTCTTTAAATTGCTCCTTAGATATTTCATCATTTTTCTTCTTATGACTCATAAGTTCATTCAAATCTTTTTCTAAATATTCAACACGTCCTGTTTTATATGCTTCTGGGTGAAAAGGCATCCACATACCAACCGCACCAACGTAAACATCATGATTCGGGTCTATTTCTCTTAACATCTTACATCTCATTTCTGCTTCTTCTTGTGAACCGAATACTCCACGTACCTTAATGCCTCTTGTATTTGTTTGAAATTGATGTAATTCATTATATTCTTTTTGTAATGCTTCTTCTTTAGCATCAATAAATGTTTTATATTCATCATCTAAAGTAGTTAAAAATAGATTCTCTTTTTCCTCTTCTACAAACTCTTCCATATCTTTTGTTAATTTATTAAAATCTAAATTATATTTATATGCTAAAAAACTCAAAAATTGAGTATATTTTTCAAAAGTTTTTTTAAACTCAAAGTTCTTTAAGAATTTTTCAAAATAAAATAATTCTTTATTTTTAATATGGTCTTCAGGAGAAATAAAACTTAAGCATACATATTTTTGACCGCTTATAGGTTTATCTTCATCTAATAAATCTACATATTTTGCTTTTTCTAAATTATTTTCTGTTTTGTCTTTATCCTTAGATTTAGAAGATTTAGAAGATTTTTTATTAAACATTTTATAGAATAGTATTTTAATATAATTTTAAGTATTTTATTTAAACATTATATTAAACATTATATTAAACATTATATTAAACATTATATTAAACATTATATTTAAAAACAAATTTTAAATACACAAATTATTAACTTTAATTAATTATTTAGGTAAATTTATAAAATTTAATTAAATCTTATTTATTTAATTTATTTAATTTAATTTATTTAATTTAATTTATTTAATTTAATTTAATTTAATTTAATTTAATTTAATTTAATTAATTTAATATAATTTGTGTATAAATATAAATTTTTTCTTTAGTATTATTATAAAACAAAATGAATTTCAGTATGGGTGAATTAGTAAAAAGAGCTGTGAAATATTTGATTGAAGGTATAATGGTTGCAATAGTTGCTTTTGTCATTCCACAAAAACCATTAAAAATGGAAGAAATTGCTATTATTGCTTTAATGGCGGCTGCCACATTCTCTATATTAGATACTTTTATTCCTACCATGGGTGTAAGTGCTAGATCAGGTGCTGGTTTTGGTATTGGTGCTAATTTGGTTGGTTTCCCAAGATTATAAACATACGTTATTAGTTATTAGTTATTAGTTAATTTAAAAAAATATATAAATTTTATACATTTTATATATTTTTATGCATTTTATAATAATATGTAAGCATTATTGGTTATGGTTTTTAATAATTATTTAAAAAATCATTGTAAAATAACTAGTACTACTAGTAATAAATAAATTTTTCATTAACTTATGTAAATATATTTGCTAATAGTAGTAATACTATTAGCATGATTAAAACTAAACCATTAATAGGTATTTTAGCAACACCTTATATAAAAAATAATAATTCAAGTGAAATATTTTTAAAAGAAAATTTAATTAAATTTTTAGAACAAAATTCTATTGATTATATTATAATTCCATATACTATTAAAAAATTAGAATTAAATAAAATAGTATCTAACTTAAATGGTATATTATTTCCAGGGAGTCAAATAGGTAATTATTATAATAATAATTCTATAAAGCAACATTTTTTAACACAAAAATATATAGTTAAAAAAGTTAAATTTCTTGCTAATAATAATAGACCAATACCAATATTAGCAATATGTCATGGTTATGAAAATATGATTTTAATTGAAAAAAATTATAATTTAACAAAAAAAAATATTAGCAATACTTTTATTAATGTAAACTCATATTCAAATTATAAAACAATACCACAATTTAGCAATAATAAAATAGGAAAATTATATAAAAAGTATTTTAACAAAACTAAAAAATTAGTTCATAATAATTCATTAGCATTAGGATTAGGAGAATATAGAAAACAAAAAAATAAAAATTATGAAGTTATTGCTACTAGTTTAGATAAAAACAATAAGGAGTTTATAGATATAGTAAAACACAAAAAATATCCATTTTTTGGATTTCAAGGACACCCAGAAATAAACAATACAAAATTATTTTCTCCTTTTATTGATTATGTAAATAAAAGTTTTACTAAAAAAAATTTAAGTCAAAGACTAAAGCGTTTTAATAGTTCAGATTTTATAAAATTAAAATCTAGAAAGGTTTTTTGTAAAAAATATAAGTTGGCAAAAACAATAAAAGAGGGTAAATGTATATTTTATAAAATATAAAATATATAATATTTAATAATTTTTATATTTCTTTGTATGCTTAATACTATGTTTGTTATTTTTCTTTGAGTTATTTAATGTGCTATAATGTTCTTTGGGTATATATCTAAAAAAATTCAAATTATATAATTTTGAGTTACGTGATATTTCGTTTGTTTTAATTTTAGCATATAATTTGGCTTTTTCTTCTCTCATATCTTCTAATGTTTTTTGCTTACCATAACATAATACACTAAATCTTCGTAATAACCCTTTTTGTTGAAGACGATTTTTTAATTGAACTTTAAATAAATACTCAGCAATACATAATAATCTGTTTTCATCATAATAAGGTCTATTTGCGTATATAAATATTAAATAAAAACTTAATATGGTATCTATTGATGCTACTTTTATTTTTTGTCCATTAATATTTATTAAATTATAACTATGACAAGCAGTAGGTTTATAAATAAATGCTATTACATCATTATTTACAATAATTTCATAATGAACATCAATATATTCACCAATTGGTTGTTTTTTAAAAATTTTTACATTGTTATAACCTTCATAGATTAATTGTTCTTTTAAAATAGTAGCACTTTCTTGAGGGTTTTCGCTTAATACATCAAAATCTGGAATATTGGAAACTTGTCTTCTTTCTTTATATGGCATATATTTACTATATAAAGTTGATGCGTAACCTCCAAAAAAAACTAAACCTTGATTAATAAATGATGTTCTAGTTATTTCATATATGGCTGCTTGGTCCTCTTGTTTCCCTTCATATTTTCTTTGAAAATCTTGTTTATCGCATAACAAACCTTTTAATGGATAATTTTTATTTAACAAACTAATCCGTTTAAGGACTTTTTCCCATCTAGATACGTCCCCCATTGGGCGAGATAATTCAAGATACATTGCCATACGTAAAAAGTTTGGTGGGCAATAATTAATTCCGTTTATTTTTATTGCTTTTTTTGAAACATTTTGGAACAATTTATTGTCTAATAAAGTAATATCAGCAATTGGTACAAAATTTACAAATACTTTGTATGTTCCACTATGAACTCCGGATTTTGCTTCTACTTCTTCATAACCTGCTTTATAATATATATTTGCTAAATCTCTCGCATATTCCATAGCGTAAGGTGAAAAAAAATCATAATCTGGTATTTCAATATTTTTATTATAAAATCTATATTGTTCTGGTAATATATTATTTACAGCAGTTCCACCATAACATAATATTTTGTGTGTTCGTAAAAAGGTTTCTAATATTTCTATAATATTTTTAATAGTATCTGATTGGACTAATTTTTTTCCAATAATATATGTAGCATTATCTATGGCATTTCTTAATATTTTCAATTCTTTTTCTTCATATGATTCTTTCATATAATTGTATATTATATATATAATTATATATTATTAAAATTTTTAATAAATCATTAAAAATTTATTTAATATTCATGTCCTTCTGGAACGCCAGTACCGCCACTACCCATAGTAGGGAATGGACCAGCACCACTGCTTACGCCTCCATTTTGGTTACTGCCTCCTGTTTGGCTAGCACCTCCAGTTTGGCTAGCACCTCCAGTTTGGCTAGCACCTCCAGTTTGGCTAGCACCTCCAGTTTGGCTAGCGCCTCCACCTCCTCCTGTAATTCGACCAACTAAACTAGTAGTAATACTTGAGCTTGAATAAGTATTTAATCCAACTCCTGGTGGAGTAGCAAGAGGTGCGGCTGCTATATTTAATAATATTGGTTCTTTCATTTTCCAAGAAAATATTCCAACAAGTTCAAATTGTTTGTTATAACCAATTAAATTACTATCTAAATTTTGATGCTTCATACAAATTGCCTGACATCCATGTACAAAAGAACTAATGCTATCAAAATTTTTTATTGAATTATCTAAATTTGGTAAAACAATTGTAAATTTTCTTTTTGTATCTTCAATAAATTGTGGTGTGCCGTCTTTAGCAACTATATCATTATATCTATAAGTATTACAATACAAGCTTTTACCTTTTAAATTAATATACTTTTGTAATTTTACTAATTTAGGATTTATAATAATATTAGGTTCGGGATTAAAATCACAAATAATTATGATTTTTCTGTATAAATCTGTCATTTTTACACTTAATACAGAAGCATCTTTATAATTTGCTAATAATGAAAAATTTGAATTAATACTTCTATCTAAATATTCTTCAAATAAATCACCCATTTTTTCTAACATACTTAAATTTGTGCTCATTACTCTAAAATTTAATATTAATGGGTCATTAGCACATATAGTTTTAACTCCATCAAAAGCACTTTCCGTTATAACATTTAATACTTCGCTTAATAATAAAGCATTATATGTTTCTTTAATATAATTACTATTTGCGGTAGATGACGCAACAATAGGATCATTATTATATGAATAAATCTCAAAATCTAAAAATCTACAACCATTAGCAATACATTTTTCTAAAGCACATAAAGCAACAAAATTATTTTTATATCCATCTCCACAACAAGAATTGTATGAACTTTTAACATGATAATTAATTAATGTATTATTTGAATTATCAAAATATGGTTTAGCAGTTGATTTAATATAAGTATTATTATTAAAATAAGACTCATTTGTTAAATTTGGATAATATGTATCTAATTTGCCACATGATCTATCCTTTAATCCTAATCTATCAAAAATCCAACTAAATAAAACTACTAATAATAATGTAATAATTCCTAATGTTATTAGTAGCATTTCTTGACCATCCATTTTCTTAATTACATTGTCATATAGGTTTCTATTTGTGTCTGACTCTGACTCTGACATAATGTAATTATAATTACTATATATTATAATTACATTATAATATATTATAAAAAATTTAAAATATATTATAACATAAATAAAATTTATAATGTTATATTAATTAATATTATGGCAGGTGGATTATTAAATTTAATAGCGCTAGGTAATCAAAATATTATTTTGACTGGTAATCCAACTAAAAGTTTTTTTAAGTCAACATATTCTAAATATACTAATTTTGGATTACAAAAATTTAGAATCGATCAAATAGGACAAACAGAATTAGATATTACAAAAATTTCAAAATTTAGTTTTAAAATTTTGCGTTATGGAGATTTGCTAATGGATATGTATTTAGTAATAAAACTACCCAAAATATGGAGTCCTGTTTTAAACTATAACAATGAATATAGACCATATGAGTTTAAATGGATTAAAAATATTGGTTGTCAAATAATTAAAGAAGTTAATATAACTATTGATGGCACAACAATACAAAAATATAGTGGTCACTATTTACAAAATATAGTAGAGCGTGATTTTGATGCTCATAAAAAGGCAATTTTTGATAAAATGACAGGAAATATTAGCGAATTAAATGACCCAGCAAATTATAATAATAGAAACAATAACTATCCAAGTGCGTTTAATTTTAATGTTGACTACATTAGTTCTGATATTAGTGGTATTGAACCATCAATACGTGATTATAATTTATATATACCAATAAATAGTTGGTTTTCTATGTCATCTTTAATGGCATTACCACTAATATGTTTACAATATAGTGAATTAGTTATTGATTTTACATTAAGACCTATTAATGAATTATATACAATAAAAGAGGTATTATATGATAATTCTACAAATCCTATACCTTATAATAATTTTCCACAAATTCAAGCTAATCAAAATAATTTTGTTTATCAATTTAAAAGATTTATACATCCTCCACCAATTAGAGATTTAATTTCTAATATTGATAGTTATAAAAATTTTAGAACAACTATAAATAGTAATATTCATTTAATATGTACACAATGTTTTTTAGAAGAAACAGAACGAAAACATTTTGCTAAAAATAGTCAGACCTATTTAATACGAGAAATAAATGAATATAATTTTGAAAAAGTTATAAAATCAAATAAAGTTAAAATAGAGTCAAAAGGTTTAATAAGTGGGTGGATGTGGTATTTTCAAAGAAGTGATGTTGCTTCTAGAAATGAATGGTCTAATTATACAAATTGGTTATATGAAGACAAAATTCCTAATGATTTAGAAAAACTTATAATTGCTAGTCAATTTAGATATTATAGTCCACAATTTAGTTATAGTAGTGATATTTCAAAAAATATTTATATAACAGGCTATAGTCCTGATGTATATTCACAAACAAATCAATGTGAAATAATGAAGAATTTTGCTATAATTTGTGATGGTAAATATAGAGAACAAGAATTTGATAGTAATATTTTTAGCAAACTAGAAAAATATAATAAATCTAATGGGGCATGTTTAAAAACAGGATTATATTGTTATAATTTTTCACTTACAACAGACCCATTTAAACAACAACCAAATGGAGCATTTAATACAAATTTATTTAAAACTATTGAATTTGAGTATAATAATTATAGTAATCCTCCTATTGATGAGATAAATTCAAATTTTACAGTTATTTGCGATGAAACAGGTTCACCTATAGGAGTATCAAGAGACCCCACTAGTATTTACAAATACTATTATAATTTATATGTAATAGAAGAAAAATATAATATATTATTATTTCAAAATGGATTTGCCGGATTAGTATATTCTAAATAAATTAATTATTAAAATAGTTTAGTTTTTCTTACTCTACGTGTTCCAAAATTATATTTTAATTTTGCCTTTTTGGCCAATTTTAGTGCTTTAGATGATTTACTACATCCATTTTCTAATATTTTATAATCTATTGCTGATGCTTTTCCTCCACTAATAGAACTGGCTAACCGCGCTAGTCCCCAACTATGACTAGTTTGATTTGGTCTTGAACCAGATGAATAATAAGCACCTTGTCCTTTATTTACAATTTTACGTAATGAATTTATAGAACATCCAGTTTTTTTTGAGAGATTAGAATTAATTACTAATTTATCAACATTATATAATTTTTTTACATTTAATATATGTTGCGAAGGTTTGGATTTATATGATGTAATATGTTTTCGCGTAATATAACTATTTTTTTTATAAGCCTTGCGTGATTTTTTTAATTCATTTGAAATTATTTTTTTATCTTTTTTAGTTATGTGTTTAGGTAAATATTTAATTGGTACATTCATTATTTTATTTTATTTTATTATATTATATAATTATTTTATTTTACTATATATAATTTAAAATAAAATATGCATGAAAAAATAATAAAATTCGAGAGAAGTAAAATAACGGGCAAAAAATATACAGCCTATGTTAAAAATAAAACAACACAGAAAATACGTAAAATACATTTTGGTGCGTCAGATTATCAACAATTTAAAGACAGAACACCTTTAAAATTATATGCTTATAAGAATCACAATGATCGCAAGCGTATGCAAAATTATTTTAACAGGCACTCTGGAACAAAAAAAAGAGGGGCAGCAATAGCATTAGAAAAAAGAAAATCAAACGGTTATTATAATGCCAAAATATTAAGTCATGTTTATTTATGGTAAATTTGTTTATTTATGTGTCCATTAATTTTTAACCAATTTTTTTCCTTCTTCAATAATATTATAGTTAAAAGACCAATCATCCATTTCTTTTGGTGTTTGTGCTCCATTTTGTATTGCGTGTCTATAACTCCAAGTTATAGGATTTGCTTTGAGTTTCCATTGTTGTGTTTTTAAATCAATTAGTCCAGACGCATCAAAATCAAATAATTTATATTTTCCATCCACACATTTTCCCATATTATCGAATTTCCAATCTATATACATAATTCCTAATGCTTGTAAAAAATCTTTTACTTTACTCATTACTTCTATTATTTCATTTAAGTCTTCGTGTGTCATAACATTTATATATAATGGATTTGAATTAGGTGTTTCTACTTGTTCCATGTCAACATATTTACTATTAATGTCATAATAATATACAATATTTGGATGTGGATGTTCCATTAATATTTTAACTATAGTAAATTCCATCTTTATTGAATATGCTAAGAACATATTAGGCTTACCACAATTTTTTCTAAAAAATGGTTTGCCATCATATGTATCATCTACATACTTTACAGAATTTGTATCTGGGTCATAAATAGTAGATTTTGCTAGAGATTTATTCATAACTTTATATAAATTTGATGTTTTCTTTAAATTTTATATTTATAATTTATAATTTATAATTTATAATTTATAATTTATAATTTATAATTTATATTTTATAATTTATAATTTATATATATAAAATGTTGATAGAATTTTTCACAGAATTCATAGGAACTTTTATTTTCTTGGCAGTAATTCTAATGTCTGGTGATCCTTTAGCAATAGGTATTACTTTAGCATCTGTTATTTATTTTGGTGGCAAAGTTTCCGGAGGCAACTTTAACCCAGCAGTAAGTTATATGATGTTATTATCTAAAAAAATAGATGTTTCCAAATTTATAGTATATATAATTGCTCAACTATTGGGTGCTAGTGCAGCATTTTTATTTTATAGCTACAGTAAATAAATTTAGCAATATTTATATGGCGCACATGATGAACGCATAGTAAAACCTTTAATATGAGCACAACGTTTTTTTGTAAATTTTCGTGGAAGACTAAATAGTTTACCATCTTTTCTTTTACATTTTTTGGCTCTTTTTGTGCTAGCACAACAATCTCTCATATTATTATTAAATAATAATAATATTAAAGAATTTTCATTAAAGAATTTTCATTAAAGAATTTTCATTAAAGAATTAATTAATTAATTTAAACTTCATTAATTTTTTCACATAGCCCAGTTATCTTATTTTTACGAGTTCCATTAGGGCATCGCTTAGATTTTGTTTTTTGTTTTAATGGTTTATTTTCTTTTATAACAGAATTTGTTATAATTGGTTCGCATAGACCTGTTACTTTATTTTTACGAGTTCCATTGGGGCAACGTTTTGATTTAGTTGTTTGTTTCTTTGTTATATTCTTTCTTTCTGGTATTACTTTTGTAGGTTCAATTAATATAGGCACACTTATTTCATTTTTGGCTTTATTTTTGGTTTTATTTTTACTTTTGGTTTCAGTTTCAGTTTCAGTTTTAGTAGTTAAGTCTAAATATGACGAGTTAACACCAATTAATTTTCCTAAATAAAATTTCTTACAACCACTAGGAATTTTAAATTGGTCATTATTTTGTAATGAAACTCTTACAACTATTATTGGAATTTCACCATAATATTGATGTGGCAATGTTGCTTTTTTTATAAGAGTTAATTTTAAATTTCTTGGTAATAATGTTTCATTTTCAGCTTTATATTTTGTTGTATTTACCATATTTATATATGGTACACCATTTGATACTAAAATTTTATATACGCAACATTTTGCTTGTCCAGCTTTTCCTATTCCTGAAAATCCTAGTGCTACCTTAAAGTTTGTAGTAATAGACAAAAAATTTTGTACTGTTATTGAGTCACCTTCTTTTTTAAAATTTTCAAAAGGTTGTTTCATTCCTCTAAAATAGGCTTTTTCCGAGTCTTCGTGTCTTGGTGCGGCTTCTAAAAATGCTCTATCTAAATCTTCTATTTTTGCTAAAATTGCAAAAAGAGCAGTTTTTTTAGTGTCTCCATAAACTTTATATGTTTGATTAAAAATAGGAGTCAAAAAATAGGGGAGACCTAATCGTAAATAAGAATTTATTGGTCCATCCCATTTATAAGAATAATCAAACAATGCATTTGATAATAACTTTTCAAAATAAACATCTTCTTTATATGGAATATTTTTATTAATAATTTTTTTATCTAGTGCATTTATTTCTTTGTTTTTAAATACTCCAATTTTAGATAATGCTAAAGTTTCTTTTGAAATATACATATTTTCTCCATTTTTATCTTCATCTTCACTATTTATTGAAACTTTAAAAATGCGTTTTTCATGTAATGAAGGTTTAATAGTTTTAATATCAATTAACACATTTTTATTAATATAATATCCTATGTTATTATAAGTAGTTTTATTAGCATATGTCTTTTTTACCATAATTTGTTCATTTTCTATAATACATTTTATATATATGTCTTTTATTTCTGGGTTAAATAAAAATTGTTTTTTCAAACAAAAAACCTTGTCTTGTGATTTATGTTTCATAGGAGTATTTGGTGACGCAGAAAATTTCAAACTATTTTTATCAAAAATTACTAAAATATTGTCCTCTGATTCTTCTAACCATTCACTTAATTTTCTTTTTTCTAAAAATATAGGGTCATAACCATACATTATAGTTTATATAATTTATATATAAACTATATAATATATATTTTATAAAGTTAAAAAAGTTATATTAAAATTTGGGAATTTCATAATATGCTGATGGACCACAATATTTAAATGCTGAATTTCCAGTTATACTATCTTGACATTGATACTGATTATTATAAGTATTATCATATGTAAAAAATGTAGGTTTTTTTGTTTGAATACTATATATATCTTCTATTGAATCTTGAGTAAATGTGTTAGTTTTAAGACCAGTTAAATTTTGTATTTGTTTTTCATAAAAACTATTTATTGCATTTAAATAACTACTTATTACATTAACAGGAGCATTTCCAGATGCTGGTAATGTTTCTAATCTACGTAATTCCATTTCTAAATCTTTATTACTTGGGTATAAATCTGCTTGTGTTAATGTTCCATAAGGATTATAACTGGCATCTCCTAGTCCACCTTGAATAACAGAGCGACCAGATGTTCCAAAATAATTATTATTACTTAAATCCATAATATCAGATGCTGAGAATGTTTCACCACTATTACTATTTTGAATAGTACCTGAACAATCAAAAAATTGGTCTATATTTAATATATATTGTGTTCCTAATGGTTGATAAGTATTTGTAGCATTATTTTTACCTAACAATGTATAAGTTGTATCTTTTTTTGTTGTTGTTGTTAATGGTGTATTAGATAAAGTATATAAGTTTAATAATATAGTTTTTATACTTTGTAATTGAGTTAGCTGAACATTTGTTAAATCTGAAATAGTTATTGGTCTTTGTAAATTATTTTCTCTTGCGTAATCTATTAAATTTTCATTTAATTTTTGTAATGGTTCAATTACGTTTTTTTCTAAAATATTTTTATCATTACTATTTAAATTATTATTAATATTACTAAATGCTAGTATATCTAATATATCTTTAGGTAATGTATCAGGACTTTCTAATACATTAATATTTGTTTCGGATTTTTTAAATAATGATCCTTTCATATTATAAGTAGAACTATTTGGATCCATAGTATTGCATATACTTATTGCTTTAGCATAATCATTATTTGAATATAACATTGACAAAAATATGGCTTTTTTTGAATCATCATTGGAAATACTAGCAAGGTGTCCGCTTATATCACTTTCCATTTTGTCACAAGTATTTTTATTATTTATATTTTCACTTAAAGTGTTATAATTTAATAAATTAGAAGTATAAAATGTTTGTCCCGGGCAACAATTGTCGCCATTTTGAAGATTTTCTATTATATTAATAGTTTTAAAATAATTCATTGATAGCAATAAATTAGTAATAATAATTGAACTAAACAAAGCTATAATAACACTTTTATTTAATACATATACTCCACAAGCAATTAATATTAAACTTATGAGTGCTAAATTTTGTTCATTTATAATATAACTTACTGCTAATGCTAAACTAATTATATATAGCATATTTTTTATAACATTATTAGAAATAATGTTTCTTGGTAATTTGAATTTTATATTTGTATTCATATTTATACTTATATTTATATAAATATAAATATAAAATTATATAATTAATATTTATACTTATATAATTGAAAATTTAAATTTTTTATAATATATAATTTAAATTTTTATAATATATATTGAAAAAATATAAAAATCTATGCATATATTATTTAGGATGAACAAAAATAGTGTAGAGCCGTTATTACAAGAAGACCATAATCGTTATGTAATGTTTCCAATTAAAGACCAAGACATCTGGAAAATGTATAAAAAAGCAGAAGATTTATTTTGGAGGGCTGAAGAAATTGATTTATCAAAAGACAATAAAGATTGGGAAAATTTAACCGATGACGAGAGACATTTTATATCTATGATTTTGGCATTTTTCGCAGCAAGTGATGGGATAGTATTAGAAAATTTAGGTGTACGCTTTATGGGTGAAGTTCAATTAAGTGAAGCGCGAGCATTTTACGGATTTCAAATTGCTATGGAAAATATTCATTCTATAGCATATTCTACTTTAATTGATACGTATATAAAAGATAAAGCACAAAAGACAAAATTATTTAATGCGTTAGATGAATATGAATGTATCAAAAAAAAGGGTGCGTGGGCTATTAAATGGATAAATGATAAAAAATCCAATTTTGCCACACGATTAGTTGCGTTTGCGTGTATTGAAGGAATATTTTTCTCAGGAGCATTTTGTGCTATTTATTGGTTAAAAAAACGTGGATTGATGCCCGGATTAACATTTTCCAATGAATTAATATCACGCGATGAAGCATTACATACAGAATTTGCTGTATTATTACATAGTAAATTATTAAAACCACTAAAAAAGCAAAAAATCCATGAAATAATTAGTGAAGCAGTAACAATTGAACTTGAATTTATTACTGAAGCACTTCCATGTAGATTAATTGGCATGAATCAAGTTTTAATGAAAGATTATATTGAATTTGTTGCTGATCGCCTAAGTCTTCAATTAGGAGGTGATAAAATTTATGAGAGCAAAAATCCTTTTGAATGGATGGAAAATATTAGTATTGAAACAAAAACCAATTTTTTTGAAGATCGTGTAAGTGAATATTCTCTCGCAACAAAAGATTCAAAAGTAAATACTTTTGAATTTGGAGAGGATTTTTAAAAATGTTACAAATCAAACCAATATTAATAAAATAATTAATATTAATAAAATAATTAATATTAATAAAATAATTAATATTAATAAAATAATTAATATTAATAATTAAAACTTTTATACTAACTAATATATTAATTTAACCAATGTGTGGAATAACATTTATATATTCTATAAAAAATATAAATGCTTTGAATCATATATTTAATAGTCTAGAATTAATACAAAATAGAGGTTATGACTCGATGGGAATATGTTATATGAATTCAAATACAAATAAACATGACATATTAAAAAAGGCATCTACTTCCAAAAAAGATTGCTTTGATTTATTAAAGCATATATATGTAAAGAAAAATTTAGAAAGCAATATTTTTTCTAAATTTGCTTTAGGACATACTAGATGGGCAACACATGGAGGTAAAACAGATTGTAACGCACATCCACATTATTCACAAAATGGAGATATTATATTGGTTCATAATGGTATAATTAATAATTTCTTAGTTATTAAAGAATTTTTAATAGCAAATAATTATAAATTTTATAGTGATACAGATAGTGAAGTTATTGCTAATTTAATTGAATATTATACATCCACTAGTGATAATTTTGAAGAAGCACTCCAACAAAGTTTACAAAAACTAGAAGGAACTTGGGCTCTTGTTATAATTTATACAAAAATACCAGATACATATTATATAACAAGAAAAGGTTCTCCATTACTTTTGGGATATAATAATAATTATATAATTTGTGCTTCAGAAACAAATGGATTTATTGGATTAGTTTATGATTATATTCCATTAAATGATAATACTATTGTAAAAATTAATAATAATAATTATAAATTTTTAGATGAAAATAGTGAATTTGATTTATCAAATAATAACAATACTAATAGCAATACTAATAGCAATACTAATAATGTAAAAAGAGCAATATATGAAGATTTTCACAATGCTAAAAAACATTATACGCATTGGATGTTAAAAGAAATAATGGAACAACCAGAAACAATACAAAAAGCATACAATTATGGAGGACGAATTAATAATAATAGAATAAAATTGGGGGGACTTGACCGCTTAATAAACAATATTAATGCTATTGACTTTGTATATTTGATTGGGTGCGGTACTAGTTATAATGCGTGCTTATTAGGAGAAATATATTTTAATGAAATAAACTATTTTGTAAATGTTAAAATTGTTAATGCTTGTGAATTTAATGAAAATACTTTACCAAATAATAGAAATAACTCTAATACTTTATGTATTTTTCTCTCCCAATCAGGTGAAACAATAGATGTATATAATTGTTTAAAAATTTGTAAGCAAAAAAAATGTTTAACAATGGGAATTATAAATAAAGTAGACTCATTAATAGCACGTGAAGTAGATTGTGGTGTATATTTAAATGCTGGTTCAGAGATTAGTGTTGCATCAACTAAATCTTTTACTAGTATGTTAACAGTTCTAAGTTTAATTAGTATGTGGTTTTTAAATAACGAATTAAATAATATAAAAAAATTAGATAGCTTAAGAGTTCTCTCAAATAATATAACTCAATTATTAAATGATAGCAAAATTACAACCAAAATTAATATTTTGAGAAATATTATTAATAATAATATTAATAGCTTATTTATATTAGGAAAACATAAATTATACTCAATAGCATGTGAAGGTGCCTTAAAAATAAAAGAAGTTACTTATATTCATTGTGAAGGATTTTCAGCAGGTTCATTAAAACATGGACCATTTGCTTTATTAGATAATACTAATTTAACTCTTTTATTAATTGATTATAATGATATTACAAATTATGCTAATATAAAATCCACTTATTATGAAATACTTGGGCGAGAAACAAACTTATTTGTTATAACAAATTCACAAAATGTGATAGATGAATTACAAATAGATGATAATAAATATATACTATTATATAAATTGGATTATTATAATGAAATAATATTTACTATAGTTTTACAAAAATTGGCATATGAAATTTCTATTACTAAAGGATTAAATCCAGATAAACCACGAAATTTAGCAAAAGTTGTAACTGTTGAATAATTTTAGTTTTTAAAATTAGTCAAAAATAAATATTAAATAAGAGTCTTATTATTACTAGTGTCATTATTGTTTTCAAATGGAGCAATTTGTAAATATTCATAAAAATGCTCTCTTACAATATACATTAAATAAGTAGTTGTATCCCAGTCACTACAATAATTATTTTTTATAGTCATTGGTGACATATGTTGATTAAATTTATTATAATATATACAAGCATCTTCTGGTGTTTCAAAAATTTTATTCATATATCCTATATGTTGAGTTTTATAATTCCATTCCATTTTTTGTACTTCTAATACATAAGGCATTCTAAATAATATATTATACTTAACTTTAAATTTATTTATTTATTTATTTATTTATTTATTTATTTATTTATTTTATAAAAAATTATTTTGTAGTCCCCATCTTTTTCTATGTAATGTATTTTCATAAACATTTGGTTTCAGTGTTGTATCATAAAATGTATTTTGTGTATAAAAAATTTCATTTGCTGGATTTACAAATGTTCTAAAGTTGGAAATATTTATCATATATTCTTTTTGTTCAATAGTACTTACTTTAATAATATTTTTTATTGTGTTGTCATGTGTTAACACATTATTTTCTGTACTATGCTCGTTATTTGGAACAATAACATAATTTATTTCATGTAAACTATTTAGATTATCATTTAAATTTTTTTTTAAATAATTCTCAGGTTCTTTATTATTAATTAGTCTTTCAGCACTTTCATATAAATGAAGAACAGCTTTTGAATTTCGTGGATAAAATTGTTCTCTATTAATAACAAATTCATTTAATAAAACACGATCGTTCATAGCATTATCTTCCATGCCCCAACCCCAATTATTAGGAAATCCATTACATTTTTCAAAATCACTACCAACTATTGAAAAAATTCCACCCAATGTAAAAGTAAATCCATAAAAATGTTTAACAACACCACTTGTAGTAATATAATTAAACATATTTTTCTTTATAGGAACCGAATCTATATCATTAAATACAAAAGTTATATTTTTATAGTCATTTGGATATTTTTTTTTCATAACCAAAAAACCTATATTTTTAGTAGCACCTCTATTAAATGGTCTTGAATCCATTTGATGACTATAATATATTTCATAATCATTTTTATCATAATCTTCCATAATATATTTCATATAAACAGAAAAATGTATTTTTTCAGCAGCACGATCTCTGTAAGGAACAATAAAAATAATTTTAGGTATAGTTTCCATTTAAAATATTATAATATATAATATATATTATAATTTTTTAAATATAATTTATTGAATATTAAACTACTTAAGTATTCACATATTAATTGTATTTAAGTAAAATAGTTTCCGGTATTAAAGTTGTTTTGTATGCTTCTAATTTTTTATAACATTTATTGATTGTTACTTCACTAATTTTACTAACATTATTTATTGAATTTTTTGTAATATTTAAATTACATACTTGCGATACAAAATATATAATGCCGCCAGCAATAGAATGAGGTGTATTTTCAGGAATTAATCCTAATTGTTCAATTTTAAATGCTACAAATTTACACACATTTGTTAATTCATTATTAATATTTAATTTACTACAAAAACGTTCAATAAATGATGATGGAGTTGTTTTACTTAATGATGTAATATCTTCATTTATATTATTATTGTGCTCAATTTCGTTAATAATAGATAAAGCATTTTTACAACCTTTTGTTGCACTAGCATTGTCTAAATTAAATATATTTGCTATTTCTTTTGCAGTTCGAGGATAATTATTAATTCTACAAGAAATATATATTGAAGCCGCAATAATTCCATCACGATTTAATCCTCTATATGTTTTTGTTTCTGAAATTTTCTTATGTAGTCTCATTGCTTCATCTATAATAATTTTAGGAATTCCTGAATTTTGTGAAATATTAACTATTAATTGAAATTCATCATAGCGTGACTTTTCTTTATATGGCATTGCTTGCCAATCTGTATATCTACGAATTTTATGCATTTCATAACTTGATTTGCCAGGACATAAAACTTTACAACTATAAGAAGATTCTTTTAATAATGGATTAATAGGCATTCCACATCGGGTTGGGTCACTATGACTATTATCATCAGCACCATAAAATCTCCATTCTGCACTTTGATCCAAATTATCTTTATAAATAAGACCACATTTATTATTAGAACATGTTAAAAATCCATCTTCTCCTACAAATAAACTTTCATTACAATTGACACATAAATTATCATTTAGAAGGGCATCTTCTTCTTTAATATATACACATTCTATATTTACATTAGAGTTACATTCTTCATCAAAAATATTCCATATTTTTTTATTATTATTTTCTTTTAATTTATTTTTTCTTGTTTCTTGCTTATTAAACTTTTGGTTTCTATTAATAAAGTTTTCATAATTACATTGTGATGATTCTAACATTTAATTCACACTATTATTAAATAATTTATTTTTAAACCTATTTATTTCAATTTAAAATATTAATAATAATATTAATAATAATAATAATAATAATATTAATATTAATAATAATAATAATAATATATTAGTATATATTAGTAATATGAATTTTTTTAGAAATATTTTTTCTAATTCAACAAAAACAGATGAAGATTTAGATTTATTTATAAATAAAAAATTTACATATTATTTAAATAATTCAAATTTACTATTAAATTTTGTTTCAGATTTTGAAGATTATAAAATTACTGGAAGAAATGATAATAAAAGTAAATGTGATGAGTGCGAAAGTTTATATATATTAACTAGTGAAATTTTTGAAAATTATATAAATAGAGTTAAAATTCCATTTGATATACCTATATATAGTGAAGGTAAAGAAAAATCTAATATTAACTATAAAAATAAAGTGTTATATTTTTTTGATATAAAAGATTTAAATAAAATATTACAATCAAAAAATTTAGCACGAAGCAGCGAAGACACTAAACTATTAAATAAAAAAAGAATATTATGTAAAATTATTTCATTAAGTTTTATTAAAATTTATATTATTATTAAAAGTATTTTTCAAACATTTAATAATTATGATTCATTAATTAGAAATAAAACTACTAGTTCAGGTAATTTATTTCAAGAAGATGAAGTTATTAATCCCACAAATGAATTTGGTGATACACAAGAAGATAAAGTTATAGCAACAAACAATACATTTGGTCCTCCTCCAACAGACAATACATTTGGTCCTCCTCCAGCACACAATACATTTGGTCCTCCTCCAACAGACAATACATTTGGTCCTCCTCCAGCACACAATACATTTGGTCCTCCTCCAACAGACAATACATTTGGTCCTCCAACAGACAATACATTTGACAATACAGCAATTAATACACAAGAAAATCCATTTATTAATGAGACAGATACTACAAGTAATACACAAGAAAATCCATTTGGTGCTACTACAGATACCACAATTAATACACAAGAAAATCAATTTATTACTAATACAGATAATACACAAGAAAATCCATTTATTAGTCCTCCAACTGGTGATACATTTAATACTACACAAGCTAATACACAAGCTAATACGCAATTAAATAATCAATTAACTGGGGGTGGATTTTTTGATTTTCTTAATCCTTTTTCTAGAAAAAATGAAAGTCAACAAATTGAAATCCCTCCAGCAACTGAATATCAAAGAGTAACAAAACTACAGACATCAAATAATGTTTTTTATTCAATATTTGTAATATTATTTGAAAATGAATTAACAGCTAAAAATTTTACCGCGTCTAATTTAAATAATAAATTGGATATACTAAGTAATGAAATATTTATTTCCAAAATACCAGATATATTAGAATATATATATTCTAAAGATTTATATGAACCAGGTTCTAGTTTAAAAAATTCAATAATATTTAATAATAATAATTTTAAATTTTTAAAATTAAAAACATCTGATACTTTAGAAAATGATGCTACGTATTATTTGAGAGAAATAGATGAAAAATACACACTTGATAATAGTATAACATCAAAAGAAACAAAACAATATTTTTCACCAAAAAATCTTGAATTTATCAAAAATTACTCTATTATTAAAAATTATGATTTAACAAATTTGAGTATTTTAAGTAGTGTAAAAGGTATTTTACAAACAATGATTTCTAATTACTTTAAAACTAGAAATACTTTATATGATTCAATAATAAAAAAATTAATAAAATTTAATCCTAGAACTAATGAAATAGAAAATATTAATCCAAATTTAACATATGAAAATATAGTAAAACTAACAAATCAAACAAAAACTATATTATTAAATTTACATAGTAATGTTTTTGAATCATTAAATAATATTATTACTAAAATTAGAGAGTCAATATTACGAAAATATGGTGACCAATTTGATAATATGACTACAAATAATAGATATAAAGAAAATGAAACAAATGAAGCAAATTTATTAGGTGGTAAAACAAGAAAAAAATATTATAAAAAACATTATAAAAAATATTATAAAAAACATTATAAAAAAACTAAAAAATATAATCTCAAATAAATTATATAATCTATAATAAATTATTACTTTGTAATATTATATTATAGTATATTATATAATAATATATAATAATATAATGCAAACAATAAACGTAGTAAGACATTATAATATTATTCTTACAAGATTTAAAAATTCAATATATAATGATAATACTGAATGGATAGCAAGGTGGTATTTTGATAATTATTTAGAGGATAATGTAACTTTTGAAGTAAGAGGATCTGTACATGTCACATTTCCAAATCCTCCCCATTTATCTGTAAGAGTTATTTATCAAGATGGGACAATGACTGACTGGCTACACTTAAGTCAAGATGAAAATGGAGTAGGTTATATTCAACCACTTGGAATGGGAAATAAAGTTAATAAAAATTTAACAAGTAAAAAGAAGTTTAAAAAATTAAAGACTTTGCGTAAAAAATATAAATTAAAATATTAAAATATTAAAATAACAAGAGAGATTTTTAATTAATTTGTAATTTTTCCAATAAACTATTATTATATATTAAATTTCCAGATGGTTTATATGATTTAACATCTTTATATTCCTTACTTGATGAAGTATTTATATTTTTAACTTGCTTATTATTAGAAAATAATAAGTTATCATTAGCGTCTTTATTTTCCATAGCAGAAGTATTATTAGTATTTTTGTCATCATTATTAATAATATTACCATATTCATCAACAGCATTACCTGTTTTCTTTTTTATTTCATTACGCACATATGTTGGAACCCAGTGTTTCCAACTTATAAATAATAAATTGGGATGCGTATATCTTACAATAAATCCATTTGCTCGCAATTTATCTATTGTGTATGCTGTACAATCTTTATAATCATATTTAGGTACACCTATTACCATTTCAGGCATTAAATACCAACAGCAGTTATCGTTAACTACATTTTTTGAAACAAATTTAATTTTATTATGTATTCTTTGTAAGATTTTATTATAATTATTTAAAACATTTAAATCTTGTTGTTGCTTTTTATTATATAATTCATCTAAATTTAATTTTAAAGATTCATCTTCATTATCTATTTTATTTGAAAAATTATAAAAAAAATCAGATGACATATTTTTAATATTTTAAAATATAAAAATATAAAAATATAAAAGTTTATTTTCATTAATTATTAATTTAATGAAAATAATCAAACATTTAGTTTTAAGCGGTGGTGGTCCAATAGGATTAGTAGAATATGGAGCATTAAAATATTTAACTGCTAATAACATTATAAATCTTACCAATATACAATCAATTTATACCACATCTATTGGAAGTATTATAGCATTTATATATATCTTAAATTTTGATTGGACATGGATAGATGATTTTTTTATTAAAAGACCATGGGAAAAGTTAATAAATTTTTCTTATGGTACCTATTTAAATATTTTTTATGATAAAGGAATTGTTAATAAAAAAATTATTATAAATGCTTTAAAACCTTTATTTCTTGCTAAAGAAATACCATTGACTATTACGTTATTAGAATTCTATAATTTAACTTCTATCGAATTTAATATGTACACTTGTAATTTAAGTAGTTTTAAAAAAGAGAAACTTAATTATATTAATACACCAAATTTGGAATTAATAGATGCGTTATATATGTCATCAAGTGTTCCTGTAATGTTTGTTCCATTATATATTAATAATTGTTATTATTTAGATGGCGGTATTTTTATAAATTGTCCAATAAATGAATGTATATTTGAAAAAAAATGTTGTTATGATGAAATACTATGCTTTACAAATGATAAAAGACAACCTATTGATATATGTAATAATTTTTATAAAGAAAATAATTATAAGCATGATTCTAGTAATTATCAGTTAAATCAAGATGCTAATTTTTTTGAATATTTAATTTATATTATAAAAACATTGTTTAATAAACTTTCTATAATTGAAAATGAAAATCTTATTACAATTAAAAATAGTATAAATATGTGCTTAACTGAACAATTAGTAGATTTGAAATATTGGTCTTATGCGTTTAAAACAGAAACAGAGCGTAATTATTTAATAAAATTGGGTGAAAAACAAGGAGAACAATTTGTTAACATGCTAATGTCTTTAAATGAACATAATGATGAAGATGAACATAAAGATGAACATAAAGATGAACATAAAGATGAACATAAAGATGAACATAAAGATGAACATAAAGATGAACATAAAGATGAACATAAAGATGAACATAAAGATGAACA